TTCAGGGTAGAATCGACGAAAAACTATCAGAGGTTGACGAAATGGAGAAAAGTATTTTGTTAGTATAAACACTTTAAAAATAAAATCAAAATGGAAAATGAAAAAATGAAAATGGAATATCTAGCGATTTCTTCCGTCCCTGAGTCGATCAAGGATGCTAATTATGTTGAGATTAATCGTACTTATAATCAGTTTGCTAATGAGATTAACGATTGCATTAATTCCAGAATAAGAAGAAAGTACGCAAGTGATTCTAAGTTACCTATGTATCCAGAAAGAAAATAGATGTATTTACAGAAAAAAAATGAAATAAGTTATGAAAAATAAAAAAGACGTATTTGGTCATATTCCAAAATTTAAAGTATTAAATACTACGCTATCTTCTATGTCCTCAGGTGCGAATAAACTACATGAATTGTCTGTAAAATCAAGTGAGTCAGATATATCTCTTTTAAGAGATTGTATTTCAGGTAAAATAATGGATGATAATAAGATAGAAGGAATGTCGGAAGAAATGGCAGAGAGGGCCACCAATGTCTTATCCGAAGGAAGAGAAAATGTAATAAAATCAAATTTAAATCCAATAGGAGACGCTTATAGCGCAGGAAAGATTAGAGGTTATCGTGATGGATATAATAAAGCGGTAGATGATATTACCGCAAATATATCTAAATTATGCAAAATTCAAAAACCTGCTTATCCTGGGAGTGTTAAAATATACGAGATAGAAGAATAATCAAATCAAATCAAATCAAAATGGAAAAACAAACGGTAGATATTTATGTATAGGCATTCAATAAAGGCTATGATGAAGGATATATAAAAGGATATAAAGAAGTTAACTTTACAGAAAAAAAAAGATGGTAAGATTTGTAGAAATGAAAGGTATTTATGGCGATGATACAAAATCATTTGGATTTTATGATACAGTAAGAGATAAATTTATCTATGCAGGAGGGGTATGCATATTCGATTCATTGAAAGAGTTTACCGATGCTTATAATGATGGGTGCGATTTTCCATTAGACCGACTTGAACCAAAAATAACAGATAGATGGAGAAAAAAGATAAAAATAAAATCTAATTGAAAAAATAATTGTTTAAATAATAAAGGCTGGAACTCTCACTCCAGCCTTTTTAATGATACGCAAATTTATTTTTAGAATGCTGGACTAATCTGGAAAGAAGCTCCATAAACACGATGACGCATTACATTGAATGTAACAGTAAACGGTTGTGGTTCTGTACTCTTTCCTGCTGCTCCTGACCATGAATAGGTAGGTTTAGCGTTGAATAACTCAACCGTAATAGTTTTGCCATCAGAGTTTTTACCTGTAATTTTTACATATTTGTTTACTACAGTTTCCGATGCAGATGTACCAAATTTCAACTTGTCAGGTGTTGTCGGAGACCCTGCCGTTCCTGCTGTCAATACTGCCGATGTTAAGTCAGCAATAGTTTCTGCGGTTGCGGTAACTAAACCTAAAACTGCTTTTTTAGCACTTGGAGTAGTTCTCACATTGTAAGTTTCCCCATCTTCCGTATAATCATTCGTAACTGATTCTTCTGGAATATCCAAACTGAAAGAACCTTGTTTTAATTGATCCGCAGTGATAGAAACGAGCACGGTCGGTACTGTTGACGAGCTTAAATCTACATCTGCATATTCAGCAGAGACGAACTCTACTATATTGATAACACCGCTTGTTGCTGCCATAATTTTATTTTATTAATAGTTAATTGTTCTTATTTTAAAAGTTGTGACAGTATAATTACTGTCTAAGTTATCTGTAAAAGGGTCAACGAGTTCATTGAAATTTATCTGACCATTAGCAGCTACGAATGATTTTAATTTTAGAGATACTGTATTGCAATATGACTCAACTACTAATTTATCGTATAAACCCCCTTTTTTAGGTACATATAAAAGAATTACTATATCATTCGTGCTGCTAATATACGTCTTTTTTATCGGAATATAGGTCAATACAAAACATTTTCCTGTTTCAGCATCCTTTTTTACTTCGTTATATATAGGTATTCCTACATCAGCAAGCAAAACTCTAAGCTGGTCAATCACACTAAATATCGTATTGGTCATATAATTGCCATTTTTATAAAACTAAAAACCTCACTTGCATCGGGTGTAAAGCTATCTAAAACCGTTCTTCCTTTTGTTTCTACTATCCCTGCATAAGGTGCTGCTGCAAATACTATTCCAACAATTCCTATTTCAGGTATATGAGTTCCATCTGGTAATTCTGATTTGCCGATAATAAATTCGTCAAGAGCGTGTTTAAAATCTGAAAGTCCGCGGGCTGGGTCTGTTCCAGAAGTCGCCTGCAAGTTCTCCCATTTTATAATTTCCTCTCTGTTCTTTAGAATTACAATTCCAATAGACGATTCGAGTTCACCTTTTACATTTCTATAAGTGTGAATTGACTGAGCTTTCTCGGCAATTTCCTTACAAATATCGAATAATGCATCTGTGAGTTTTCCCTCGTCAAAAGCAACCTCTGTTTTTTTATTAAGTTTGCTGATAACTTGTGGTAACGTCCACTTCTGTATCATTTGACCCACAGTTCTATATTTAAACTTGTTGGAAAATTTGAAACAATAACTCCCTCGCTATTATTACAAGTTACTTCAGAACCTATTTTGAAATCCAAAGTCGATGTCGGTGAAACAAATAATTTATACTTAACCTCGACAAAAGAACCTGCATAGCTAACTTTTTCTCCACCGATTGTCGGTTGATAATCTGCAAAAAATGGTATATCTACTCCTTCGCTAATAGGATCACCGTTTTCATCAAGTACAGGTTCTCCTTTTATTGTTGCTAAAAACGGATATCTTACCATGAGCTTCCAGTTACGATAGTTCCAACATTAGGTTCGATATAAACTATACCTACTGAATTTAAAACAGCCTTACCCATATTATATAGGTATGACCTTGATTCATTCGATGTAGTTTCTGATGTACTTCCTTGTTTATAATCTCCTGAAATAGCCTTACCGATCATGCCTAAAGCCATTGACGGCTTATTATCCTGCGACCCTTCTACATCTATATCATACAAACCTAACGTAAGGGTTGCTACCGTTACGTCAGGGTTATAAGACATATATGCTTGGATGTTAGTCATTATACTAAAGCTGAACCAGTAGTTGTATCATCAGTTACCAAAATAGCCATAATCTTTCTGATTTTCAGAACAGGGAGAGCCGACAAATCGGATTCTAATGTCAAATTGCCTTTTTCTGAACGAGAAGAAAGCAGTACATTTCCTTCGGTAACAGCGTAATTATAATTCTGGTCTGGCATCCATTGTTCAGCGGCTGGAGTGTACATATAGTAACCCAAGTCAGTGCCAATGGTAGCGGCTACACGTCCATCAAGGAATCCGTAGAATTGGCTAACTACATTACCGTTATCGTCTCCGATAGCAATGGTATGGTCAACTTCATTCAATGCAGGAATCCTGTACTGACCATTAAGAACGATATTCACATTTTCAGAAGATGGAATACCTATAACTTTAGTTTGTCCAGAACCACCAGTAATATATCCAGTGATAGCATTTTTGGTGGATGTTTGAGCCAGCAACTTGCGAACTTCATCTGGATTCAAACTCAAAGTGTTCACTTTAATCTTTAAATCTTTCCAAACTTTATTTACAAATTTGTCAAGGTCAGCTAATGCGGTAGCATTTGCAGCTTCGCTCCAAACAGTTCCTACGTGATATTTCTTAACCACAAAATCAATCTGATATGGAATTTTTGTTAAATTCTTATCTGAATCAATAGTAGCAGTTCCATTCGACCATTCTTCAAGTAACAACTTGTCGATAGTTACCAATGGGTTACGACTCAATTTATCGAATCTGCCTGAAAGAATTTCGGTTAATTGGTCAGTCAGTTGATCTGCAACCTCTGCATTTCCACTTTCTACATTCTTCATAATAAAATCCTCCAACCTGCGAATTTCTTGCAGTTCATCAGATGATACAGGATATTTATCACCAAAGTGAGGAATAGTACCTCTTAATTCGGCAGGAGCTTGTGTTCCTATGATTGGTTTCCCAGAATGTTCGTCAATCAATGAAGCCATTACTGGCATATTGATGGCTTTTTCAATACCTTTCCAGTCCTTTGTTTCATTGAAACGTGGGGTTAAGTATTTACTATAAACAGTCTCTGTAAAAATAGGGTTTAAATCAGTAATGAATGCTTGAAACATCCCTGAATCGCTTACTTTATCTTGAAATCTTTCCATGGTTATACTATTTTAAAACCGTTAGATACTAATGCTGCAACTGTTGCAGGCGAAACGTCATAAGGTAATTTAGCGGAATTAATCAACTCAAAAACCCACATTACAGGCATTACTCGTTCTCCACCCTGTACATTTTTTACAGCCTCTCCCAATAAGGCATTAACTGCATATTTCAAAGCAGGAGTAGCTCCAGCTGCTGTTGCCTGTTCTAAATATGCGCCAGCAGTTGCGCCGACACACGGGGCACTCAAAGTAAGCGTATCGTACGCTGCATTTGTTTTATCAATCGAATTAATTGCGACAGCATCTCCCGATACGTATACAAATTCACCAACTGATAAAAGATTTTTCTTTGAAACTCTTGGTGCGGTAGTAGTTCCACCTGTTATTACAAGAGCGTTCTTCACAACGTGAACTATATGCGTAGATAGATCGAAATATATCGGAGTTCCTAATTTTACCGTTGTACCAGCTGTTATTCCAGATGATGCAGCGAAATATCCTCCACCTTTACCATCGGTATATTGCTTATTATGATCCCAAATCTTAGGATCATTAATAGGAGCGTCAAAAAATTCTAAATCTTTTGCCATTGTTTATTTTTTTAATTGTTTATCTCTTTTTTCCTGTAACCTTTTGACTGAATCTGAAACAGACTTATCGCCATCTGACGCATTTACGCTTGAACTCGAACTTGTTGCATAAGATTTAAGACCTCGACTAACCATTAATTGACGATACTTATCAGCGGCAGCATCAATTTCTGCATTCGTAGCAGTAATTGGCAGTGAGCTTTTAAGCATGGTTACTTCTAACGGGTCAAATCCCTTGGTTTTTGTTTCGACATAAGCATCGAATTGAGCTTTTGCGGTAGTTTCTTTCGTAGTTTTAATATCACCCATAAGTAAGTCAAGTTTGTCTTGTATTGCTTTTAGTTCTGGTGAAACCACTGTTTCGGCAGGTTTAGATTGCTCTGCTGGTTTACTTCTCGCTTTATCAAGAAGAGCCTGCAAAGTTTTAACCGTACCTCCGTCTGCTAATTTCTTTAACTCGTCTTCTGTATATTCCGTAATGTCTTTCGGTTTCGCAGTGAATGTTTTGGCAGTACCAACCCATGCATCTAACGCCTCCTGTGTTTCAAACGAAATCCCAATTGCGAGTTTTTCATCAATCCCCTCCGATTGGAGTTTACTGACTATTACTTCATTTTCAATCATAGTGTTTATTTAATTTGTTGCAAATATAATTAATTCTTTATTTAGTATAACTTTTTTATAGTTAAAGATTGTTATTAGTTTTAGAATGTCTATATTTATAAATCTTATACCTAATTTCAGTTATTGAATCTCCAGTCCTTTGTAGACTATCCTTAAACTCGTACATATCAAATATCGTTTTTAAAAACTCAATAAATTGCTGTATTACGAATATAGCATATCCTATTGGAATGAATATACACATAAATATAAATGCTAATACTTCTAATTTCCAATTTTTCTTTTCCATCTTAATTTACCCCTCCCTGATTTCTTACATTCTCTGCCGCACTTGCAGTAGTTTTTAAGTTAGCTTCAACCTTTGCCTTAGCTGCTGCATCTGCTGCAACCTTAGCCTTTAATTGCGCCTCTGCTGCCGTTTCACTTTTGAGTTCCTCCATTGTCTCAGGCGTATTAATAGTCAATATCCTGACAGCATTCTCAACAGATGTAATACCTGCACCAACAGCAACTGCAAGCATATTAACTGTTTCATCAACCGATGATGGCAATAGAGAATTATAATTGAAACTAATATCCAAATCCTTCATTCCTGTAAGTTCGGGGTATAGCTCAGTTGCCATATCTTTTACGATACTGATAATTCTTGAAATAAACTCATCGTGAATTTCACGTTTTTCTGCTACCTTAACAAAAGCCTGCAAGAATGTGAGTTTCATTGATTGAGTTGATAAGTTACCGTTTTTCATATCGGTCATTAACTTATTTAAGTCAGGCCATGTAAAGCGATAAATATCATTTTCGTTATTCTGCATTTCAAGTTTAATAGATTCAGGAGCTGATGTAACCTCTAAGTACTTCATGTCGGCATTGCTACCTGTTTTGGCATCGAATCCACTCGCTCCATCAATCTCGTATATTTTTACGGTTGCATTGTAGACTGGCTTTTTGGATAATTTACCATGAACTACTAATGCCGGATTACCGATACGGACATTTACGTCCGAGTGCATTGATCGAGAATAGTCTTGAAGAGATATAAGGTCTTTTACATATTCAAATTCCGATGCATCTTGTTCGAGATAAGCGAACAATAACTTTTTAGTCTGCATGGGGTTATCAATATGCTCAATGAAAGTAACTCCTTCATATCTATCAACGCCTAAGTCAGTCCATATCTCGGTAGTTGGAACATTCATTCTAAGTACTCCATCGACTATCTTATCACGTTTATATTCAATCGTAACAGCATCAATCTTGTTCGCATCATCACGATGTCTATAAATCTTATATCCATCTTTAAATGATAGCACCTTACCCCTTAAACTAACTCCATCATACATAAATTGAATTGCAGATCTTGTCTCAATTCCGCACATTCTTGTTGCTTTTTTAATCAGCGACATCATACGTAGGTCTTTGTTCCAAATATCGGTAAACTTAGCAAAAGCATCCTGAATGTTTTGGTCGTTGCGATTACCATTCAGCACTAAATCAATATCATTCCCATACAGAAAAGCCACCATGTTAGCGACTATTTGTTGTGGATATGGTAGAGCGAGTTTAGTTTGGCGAACTTTTACTGACTTCTTTTCAATCTTACCATCTGGGGCTTCAACATCCTCCATCACATAGTAGTCTTCCTTGTCTTGGTCTATATGTATCGGGTGATGATTTTCGTAGAAACGAATATCCCTCGCAATCTGACCATAGGTAATACGGTTACAGTTTTTGCGTAAAATGGTTAACTGCTCTGAAAAGGATAGAGTTTTTATTTGCTCTATATCTAAATGATCTGGGGATAATCCCAATGATAATCCTAATTCTCCATCCATTTTTATATTATTTATTATTAATTAGTTATGAGTTAATATATAAATTAACTATGCTTATTGTATATAATTTATTGGTAAAATTGTGGCTATATATTTATCTGATTTATCCCAATCTCAATGCTCTCCCAATTACTTCTACCGCTTTTAGACTCTACAACCTTATTATTAAATCCCATCTCGTCAGTAAATCTTCTTAGCATACTCAATGAATCGGGAGCATCATCTTTTTGTTTTTCTACTTTAGCTAAGTAAGTTAGCAATTGTTGTAATGCTCTATCGTATTGACTTCCCGGCTTTACGTCATTTCTAAATACACAATGATTCTTAATCCATGCACTATCAGTAAAGATACGAGTCTCTTTGTTTGATGTGGTAAACTGCCATGTAACATTTGTTTCTACCTCTTTTGAAATGCCTAAAGCAAATATACGTCCACCATTATTACTCTCAAATCGCATTAGATTGACGTTGTTTTCATTCAAATTCCCAATCAATAACGGTTCTGTAACCTCAACTGGTTGGTCTGTAAAAATCCAGTCGTAAATATAATACAAATCTCCGTATTTCTTTGTAAGAGGAGCAGATAAATAATCATGTCCTTCATCTGCAACGTCACATACGCCTAAATTTGAATCCATTGAATCAATCGGAAGTTTGCCATCATACCATTTTAAGTCATCATGGTCAAATAGTCTACCCTTAATATCAATTGGCTCTTGTTGATATTCTGCAAACCAAATTGGTTCGGCAATCTTATTTTTTACATCGAGATAGTGTTCAGTGCTTTGAACATCTTCGCAAAATGACTTATTCTTTTTAGTGAGAGCCGACACCTTAATAATGTTTTCTTTTTTATAATCGCCACGAGCTTCATTTATGCCGATAATATCATTTGTTCTCCAGCGAGTGCCCACATCAATTTGGCAGCATCCACGCTCAACACGTGAACCCCTTGCTGATTCTGACCATTCTATTGTCTTTTGATTTACGGACTCACTGAGGGCATCTGTGATACCTCTATAAAGGTCATCCGATATATCAAGCATGGATGCACCGATACCGATAATAGTTCCACCCGTACCGCCACCAAAATAACTACTTTGGGTTGCGGTTTCTAATGCCCATGTTTTTACTCCTTTGGAACGTAATCTAACACCAAATAACCCGTACCATTTATCAGCACCGACTATTTCTCTAACATCCTTACTAAGTTTTTCATATAGAGTAGATGTACATGTATTACGCATTACAGACTTATCGGGGAAGTGACCTAACATAAATGCGCAGAAAAGAGAGACAATATACGATTTTCCTGACCTCGGCGGGAGGCTAATTGCCACTCTTATAACTTCTTCGTTCTTATATGAATCGTATACACGTTGTAAAATTTCTGCTATGTCTTTTAGGAATGGTCGTCTTGAATAAAACTTAAAATCGTGGTATAGGCAATACTCCCAAAAATCACCACGCTTGATATTTCTCCTGCGAAGCTCTATCCTTGCAGCAGCCTTCATTTCGAGCGAATGTCTATCGAGTATTGTCTGTTTTTCCATTTATAGCAATTCTATTTCTTTCTTGACTTTATTCCAATACTCAATAAATTTATATTGCGTGCAAATTGATATAATTTCATTAACGCAAATTATAACAGCATCTTTTACACCTGAATAATCTATATCGAGTGATATGTGGTCAAATTTATTAACCAACTCTTGTGCTTTTTCTTTTGGTGTCATCCCTTGTCGTCTATAGGTTCTACTTCTTTGGAGGAGTCAACAATAGGGGCAGGTTCTTCAACCTTTGTCGTAGCCATCCCAACTAAACTCAGCGCATCAATCATCTCCTCTTCATTATCACCCTTAATCTTGAACCACTTTTTAAGTACCTCAATATCAGTACAAGCATACATTTCGCCGTATTGCTCATCTGCTTTTATAGTGTTAAAACTTTTAGGTTCTGCTAAATTGCGTGAACCGTTTTTCTTGTCTGAATAGAATTTAACTGTTGTTGGTTTAAATCCTTTTTGTTTTGCAAGTTTTGCAAGTGATAGTGATATATCCATTTTATTTAGTGTTAATTGTATAATCCATTCTTGAATATCCTCCGCTTGCGTTGACCGATGATACTTGTTTTTGTGAGTCAATTCCGCTTAATGCAGATAAGCATTTACCATATCTATATTCGATACTACTTCCATTTTTTACGCAGAAATAGCCCCACTCACCAGTTCTTGATAGAACTTCGTCTAATAATTCT